TTCGCCATCGTTGGAGATCTGGGAAACGGCGCACTTGCTAACTATCCTGCAGGAAACAACATCAAGTTCAAATACGACGAAATGACCAAGAAAGATGCCGACCTTGTAGACATTCTCGGCCGCCAGTACGTCGCCGTCGATGTTGTTGCGCCCGACGCTTTCACCAGGATCAAGAAATCATAAGGAGAAACGACATGGCAAAGGCAATCGTAAAGGTTGCTTACTACGACAACGCGGGGTTGCATAAGCCCCGCGAAGTCGTCGAAGTTTCTGCCGCGAATCCGTACGTTGAGATCATGAAGGAAAAGGCAAAGCCCGAACCCGAAGTCGTAACCGAGGAAGAAAAGGCAGAACCGAAAAAAAGTAAGCCCAGAAAAAAGGAAGGCTAAAAGATGGCATTACTTGACGATGTGAAAACCGCATTAAGAGTTACAACAAACGCGTACGACACCGAGCTGGATGACCTTATAGAATCCGCAAAGCTTGACCTGGCTATCGCGGGCGTTGTTATTCCAGACCCGATGCCGACCGTAGTTTCCACAGCAATAAAAACTTATTGCAAAATAAACTTCGGAACGCCGAACCCGTCGAATTACGAATACTTGAAAAAATCGTACGACGAACAAAAAGCCCAGCTGGGGATGAGTTCGGGCTATACCGATTTTTCGATGGTGAATTGAAATGAACAAATCTGTCACGCTTGACTTAATTTCGAAAACCTATACCACAGATTCGATGGGCCAGCTAATTCCGACCGAAAAGGCGACCACAGTTTTTGCGACGATAACATCCATCTCCCGTGCGGAGTGGGTATCATACCAGCAAAGCGGCCGCCAGGGTTTAGTTCCATCATACGTTGCGACCGTTTTTGCGGGCGACTATAACGGCGAAGAAATCGCGGAATATAATGGGAAGCGTTACGGAATCTATCGCACCTATGAACGCGACGACGAGCAGGTTGAATTATACCTGGAGAAGAAAGCGGGCAATGAGTAAAGTCGGGCAAATTTCAATCGATAAATTGTTAGGAACAATCGACCTCACCCTGGAAGATTATGCCAAGGGCGTGGATGCTTGTTTGGTAACAGCTTCCGACAAGGCGGGAAAATCCGCAGAGGAAGAACTACACAGAACAAGCCCCGCCAAAAGCGGCGAATATCGAAAGTCCTGGACGTTCCAGGAAAAAGAGATCCGCAGGGGCAAAAGCTTCCGAACCGAGATGGTTGTCTATAATCAAAATTTTTATCGGTTGACGCACCTTCTGGAAAAATCGCACCGCATCGTCAACAAGTACGGAGAGTACGGAAAAACCAAAGCACAACCGCACATCGCCCCCGCGCAGAAAAACGCGGAGGCCGAATTTTTGAAAGTATTTAAAGACGAGGTAGGAAGGATCAGAGTATGAAAGCACAGCTGGACGACATAAAAGACGCGTTCGACGTTGCAAAAATTCCGTACGCCTATAATGTATTTCCAACAGACGACGGAGCACCCGCCCTTCCGTATGTTACCGCGTACGTTTCAAACGGCCAGGGAATGATGGCGGATGATCAGAACTATTACGACACGATGACGATTCACGCCCTTCTGTTTACGGGAATAAAAGACCCCGCAACGGAGGACGCCGTTCGGCAGATCTGGAAGAACCTGGGATGTCCTTATACATGGACGGAAAACTATTCCACCGACGAGCGGATGTACGTTATCGACTACGAAATCACAATGGAGGCATAAAAAATGAGCGATTCCAACAAGGTAAAGTTTGGACTTAAAAACGTTCACTACGCAAAAGCAACCGTAAGCGGAAACACCGTAACATACGCGACCCCCGTCGCTATTCCTGGAGCGGTGAATCTTTCCATGGATGCCCAGGGCGAAGAAACCAATTTCTACGCCGACGACACCAAGTACTACACCACCACCAACAACACGGGATACAACGGCGACCTTGAGGTTGCAAAGTTCCCCGATGTATTTTATTCCGATATTTTCGGAGTTGCGGCAGATACCGATGGCGTTCTTTTTGAGGACGCAGAAGTCGAGCCCGCACAGTTCGCCCTTCTTTTCGAGTTCGCAGGCGACGCAAACAAGACCCGCCACTGCTTATATCTTTGTACGTGCTCACGCCCCGCGCTTAATAGCGGAACGCTGACCGAGAGCAAAGATCCCGTGACCGAGTCGGTTACAATCAACGCATCTCCCATGCCGCTTGACGCAAACGGAATGCGCATCGTTCGCTCAAAGTGCGTAGAAGGCGACACCGAATACGCTAACTGGTACACAGCGGTTCACCAGTACACCTAAAAAAAGAAAAGGGGATAGGGCATGGAAAAAACAATCGCCATAGATGGCAAGGAATTTAAGTTCAAAGCGACGGCGGCAACCCCCAGGGTTTACCGCCAAGCTTTTGGACGGGATATCTATATCGACGCGAAAAAGCTTTTCACGGTTCAAACCGATGAGGACTACGACGCCGATTCTTTAAACGCGTTTGAAAATATCGCCTATTGCATGAACAGCCAGGCCGAGGGACGCGAACTCAAAAGAGAAAACATCGAAAAGGAAATGGACGAATGGCTTGACCAGTTCGAAACCTTTTCCATCTATCGGATTCTACCACAGCTTATCGAGTTATGGAGAATGACGAACGAACAAACCACGAAACCAAAAAACCAGGAAGGCCGACCGAACGACCGCTAACAACACCGCTTTTTTTGTTGCGTTGTTTACAAGTCGGCCTATCACTTGACGATCTTGACAAGATAGACATCGGGCTCGTGAATGATATTTTCACGGAGATGGCGAACGACCGCGAGAAGTGGGATTATAAAGCCACGCAAGCGGACATGGATGCATTTTAAGGAATAGACAGATGGCGGACAGAATAAAGGGAATCACAATCGAAATCGACGGCAATACAAAAGGGCTGTCGCAGGCTTTAAAGGGCGTCAACAAGGACATAAAGACGACCCAAACACAGCTAAAAGACGTCGAAAAATTGCTGAAGCTTGACCCGCACAACATAACCCTGCTGGGCCAGAAGATGGAGCTTTTGGGCCGTGAAATATCCCAGACAAAGGACAAGCTTTCACAGCTTAAATCCGTTCAAGATCAGATGAACGAAGGATTGAAGAACGGAAGCATAACCGCCGACCAATACGACGCCTGGCAACGCGAGATCATAGAAACCGAAAGCGAACTGAAGAACCTGGAAGCCCAGCTTGCAAAAGTTCCCACCGCTTCCGAAGCCATGGTCGCGAAAGTTTCCGAGCAAATGGATGCCCTGGGAAAAAAAGTCACCGATGTCGGAGATAAAATTTCCAACATAGGCGACACGATGACAAAAACCGTAACCGCTGGAATCGTTTCGGCGGGAACGGCCAGCGTCGCCGCCTGGAAGGAAGTCGATGAATCCCTGGATTCCGTAATCGCGAAAACAGGAGCGACGGGCGAAAGCCTGGAAGAAATGAAGTCGATCATCGAGGACATAGCAACCACGATACCGACCGATTTTAACACCGTTGCAAACAGCGTGGCGGAAGTGTCGACCCGTTTTGACTTGACGGGCGAAGATCTGGAAGAACTATCCACCGCGTTTATAAAGTTCGCAGAACTAAACAACACCGACGTAGTCGGTTCAATCGATAACGTTTCCGCGATGATAAATGCCTGGGGGCTTGACGCTAAAGACGCGTCCCGCGTTCTTGACACGTTGAATGCGGTCGGACAGCAAACAGGAGCGTCCGCGGATGAGCTTGCAAGTATCCTGCAAAGCAACGCCTTATCCTTTAAGGAGATGGGCTACAACGTCGCAGAGGCGGCCGTTCTTTTAGGCAACATGGAAAAGAACGGCGTCGACGCATCCGCAGGCGTTACGGCGTTAAGAAAAGCCATGGTCAAGGCAACAAACGACGGCACGACATTAAACGACGTCATGGCGGAGTGGGAAGCCTTGATGGGAAGTTCGGCCAGCGAAGCCGAAAAGCTTGCCGCGACCGAGGAACTTTTCGGATCGAGAGCGTTCGCCCAGCTTTACAACGCAATCCAGGAAGGAAACATAAGCTTCACGGAC